GATGTGGCAGCAACAGGACTTGCCCCGGTTCTTTCTCCAATTGCTCGCGCAGTTAGAGAGTCAAGACCAGCTCAAAGTGTAGGTGATTACTTACAAAATTTAGAGCAGCGTCGCATTCTTGAAGACCCTAACGCACCTCTTCGTTTTGGAGAGCAGACGTTGTCTGACTTTCTTTCTGTATTACGGTTCAGAGGCTACCTTCCACAAGAGCTTGCAAATGAGCGGCTGTTAATTGCTGGTCGAGGCGAAAGCGCAATCAAACGTGCGCAGGGCACGTTGAACAACATGCGCAAGATTCTTGATGATACGGTTGATGAGTATTCAAAAGCATCTGGTCAGTCATCTGAGCTTTTGCAGCGTCAGTTCTTCAATACAATTGAGAATGTTCTAACATCCAGGACAAGTGAAACGCTTCAGTCAAATCTGGACGAGCTTCCTCAAGCACTGCAAGCTCCTGTTCGTGAGATGCGTCGTCAGGTCGACAACCTGGCTGCCGACGTTTTGAATAGCGACTACATTCAAAACCTTCAAAGACAGGGCGTTATTACAGACGAAGACTCTGCCGAGGCGTTGATCAACACCATCAAGAGTAACCTGAATGGTTACATCCGTCGTCGATACAAAGTGTTTGAAAATGCTTCGTACAAGCCTTCCGATGAAGCAATGCGAGAAGCGATTGATGGATTTAAAAATGACCCTCTTGCTACTCGTCAAATTCTTGAGAAGCTGAACAAGACATACAAAGGTCCAGACGGTTCTATTCAAAACCCTCAGTATTCCGCTGCAAACCTTGGTCTTGCGAGGAACGCGGACGAGCTTGCAGAAGGCGAAGCCAACTTTTTGGTTAACAACACGGTTAGTCAGGCTCAAGCGGAAACTGCTGCGAGAAACTTCTTGCAGATGCACAGGATTAAAAACCAAACTGCGCTAAAAGGCCGAAAAGAAATTGCTAGAGACAGGCTCAATCCTGCGCTGTTCCTCCGTAAGTTCGGCGACCTAAAAGATTATCAGCGTAAGCTCCTTGGAGAAATCTTAGATATTGACGAAGCGTTTCTTGGAACGGTTGCCGACATGTCTGAGTTTCGTGCAATCGATCAATTCTACGGAAGGATTAGAGAGTTAAGCAGGACAAATGCTGGGGTTAGAAAGCTATTTGTAGACACTCGACTAAAGGTTCCAGATGGTGCGTCGCCAGAACAGATACAACAACTTGCAAAAGCACGAGCGGACCAGAACAAAGAACTAGTAAACACCTTGGGATATCGAGTGCTCGATGGCGAGATTGACACACAGGGCAGGTTAACTTCCAGCGTCGGTCCGGTTGTATCTAGTTATGGGTCTTTGCAAGGCTTTGCAGTGCCGCAGCCTGTGTACGATATGTTGAGCCGGACTCTTGTTGGTCAAACAAACCCGCTAGAAGACATAGGCCGTCTTCTTTGGACAGGTTCTGTTCAAGCAAAGTCCAGGGTCCAGTACGCAAAAACAGTATTGTCTCCCATCACTCAGATTCGTAACGTCACCTCTGCATCGATGTTTGCTTTGATGCAGGGCAACATAGGACGTGGTGCAAATCTTGGTGAATCTTTTGGTTTGGTTCTGAATGATCTTAAAGGTCTTCGCAATAACGAGTTAATTGCGGAGCTTGAAGAGTTACAAAAACTTGGCGTTGTAGGTACACAGGCCGAGTTGCGTGAGTTACAGGATTTGATTCGCGCAGGTGCGGGTGTTAGCGGCAAGGAGACCTCTGCAGATAAACTTATTGAACTAACAGGACTTCCTGTTGGTGCAAAGTATGGCAACCGCATCAAGGACACAAAGCCAGGGAAACTCCTGTACGGTGGAATCAACTTCGCAGAACGCGCCTATCAAGGTGGCGACGACGTGTGGAAGATTTACAACTACAAGTTTGAGCTGCAAAAACTTCGGAACGCGACTCGTGGTATGAGCGCCGACGACGTGTACGAACTGTTTAAAGGATCACGGCCCGCGGTTGCTGGTCGTCAGAACATGAATCAGCTGCTGAAGGAAGAGGCTGCAGATATCGTTAGAAACACTGTGCCTAACTACAACGCTACTCCTGCAGCAGTCCAGGCACTGCGTAAAATTCCAATCATGGGTAACTTCGTATCCTTCCCTGCAGAAATCATTCGTACTGGAGCCAATACGATTGGTCGCGGTTTTAAGGAACTAGCGTCTACCAACAAAGAGATGCAGAAGATTGGCTTGCGTCGGTTGAGCGGCGCGTTGTTTACAACCGCTACAATGCCGATTGCATTGCAGAACATTGCAAGTTCACTGACAGGTGTTAGCAAAGAAGAGTTGGATGCATACCAAAGAACAATGGCTCCACCTTGGGAGAAGAACGCTCGGTTGATTCCAACGGGACGGGACGAAAAAGGATTGCCAACTTTCCTGAACTTTAGTTACACAAACCCATACGAGCTGTTTGAAAGCACGATTGTTGCCGGACTCAACGCATTTAGCGAAGCAGAAGCGCGTGGACAAGACCCTGCAGCAGCAGCCATTGGTACATTTGGCGCATCACTTGGCGAGTTCTTCGAGCCATTTGTTGGCGAGTCAATTCTTGCAGGCCGCTTGATTGACGTAGCTCCACTTGGTTCACCAGGCGGTGGCCGTGGTGGTCAAACACAGACCGGGGCGCGTATCTACAGTGACGAAGATTCCCCTGGCGACAAGATGTCTAAGTCTTTCTTGCACATCGTTGATGCATTCCTACCGAACGCGCTTCCGTTTACAACTGCATCAGGTGATCCACGTCTTGGCCGGTTCGCTCAAGCATGGATAAACCAGACTGGTATAGCAGAAGAACTTGGCCTGTCTACGAAAGATAAGGCAGGTTTCGAGCGTCAGATTGCGGGTGAGCTTGTCCGAGCAGTGACTGGTTTGACAGAAAGCACAATCAACCTTGAGCGAGGCATGGCATTCAAGGGACTGGAATACAGACGTGACCTTCGTGAGGTTGCCTCAATCTTTAACCAGCCAATGAGCCGTCCTGACGTAGGTAACGAATCTCAGGTCATGGACGCATTCTTGAAGGCCAACGAAGCGAAGTATCGTGTAGATACACGGTTCCGGTTGGTCATGGAAGACTTGGAACGCCTGGGAGTACCAAAGTCCAAGATCCGCCGCGAGCTTTCCAAGATTGTAGGAAAGCAAAACCTTGAGAGAATTTTGAGAAACCGGTTCGATCCGTTTGAAATTTCAGAGACTACCGAGCGCAACATGCGTAAGAATGACACCTGGCGTTTTGTGCCGCGGTCCGAGATCCGTGCGATCACTCGCGAAGACCGTCGCCGCAAGCTAAAGCAGGAAGAGGCGCAACAGTCGAGAGAGCCAGAACAAAGAGAGCCAGTAAGTCAAGGTACACAATCCGCGGCCCCCGTACCTGCACCACGCCCTACTACAAATGTGGTACCTTCTACACCAATACCTGTACCAAACGTACAGCCACCAGCACAAATAGGTAGCCAAGTGTCGCCTATCCTGGTGCCTGATCCAGTTACCAGAGCAACCTTTGGGATTGAATGATGGACAAACAAAGACTTTTTAAGCAGCTTCGTCTGCATGAAGGCGTTGAAAAATTTCCATACCGCTGTACAAGCGGTAAGCTGACAATCGGAGTCGGTCGTAATATCGAAGACCGTGGACTCCTGGACGATGAAATCGACTTTTTGTTAGACAACGACATTGAAGTTGTGATGAACGAAGTAGCTGTTACTTTCGACTGGTTCTTTGACCTGTCTGAAGTTCGGCAGCGCGTCGTTGCAGACATGATCTTTAACCTCGGACTGCCAACTTTTAAGAAGTTCGGGCAAATGATCGCTGCGTTAGAAGCAGGCGATTGGTCAGAAGCTGCAACCCAGATGATGGACTCACGCTGGGCAAAGCAAGTAGGAGCGCGAGCGGAACGCCTCCGTGACATGATGGAGACAGGTGAGGATTCATCTGACTTTTAACAATGAAAGAAATCGAAGCGGGGCGGATAGGTGAGGTTATCTGTCTGCTCCGGCTTGCCAAGATGGGCATACAATCTGAGATCGTGAACCTCGGAACTTCAGATATTATTTCTTTTGCGTATGACTATACTTGGCGAATACAGGTCAAAGGCAGTCAGTTCAAAGGAAATAAAGGTACAAAGGACAGACATAGTCCAGGCTATCAGTTCTGTGTGTCTAAGGGCCTGAGCCCTAAAAAACCCCTGACACAAGAAGACTGTGACATTGTCGCGTTAGTTGCAATTCCACAAGAACGGGTACTATTTGTCCCCGTTTCTAGTTTCAAAGAAGTAAAAACCAAACGGCTCAAACCGCTTGATTTTTTGGAAAAAGAACTAGAGTGGAACAGTTGGGCGGAGTGCATGTCCCATTTTGGTATCAACCCACCTCGCCCCAGTTGTTCCCCAATTCCTGATCCACTTTGCTGGGTATCTCCAGATCCACACAAGTCTCCATAATCTCCTTGATCCGCGAAGCTTGGTCCTCGGAGCTTATGCTGAAGCACAGTTCGTCATGCACTGTCAGTAGAGGGATAAGACCTTCTTTATAACATTCAGCCATTGCCTTTTTGGTCTGATCGGCGGCTGAACCTTGGATCAGCTTGTTCAGTGCTTTGTATGTAAATGCACGACGGATGTTTGGTCCATATTCTTTCTGTGCTTCTTCTAGTCTCATTGGCTTGTTATAGCCAAATGTGGCAGGTTCCCACATATCAAAACGACATTTCCGTCCGAGCAGGGTTCTTATTTGTCCGTGTTCTTGTGCCCGTCTGGACACTTCGCTTGCAAGAGCTTTAACAAAGGGGACTTTACGATGATATGTATCCAATAGCTCCTTTGCTTCTTGCGTTGATATATCCAGTGTATTTGCCAACTTCCCTTGTCCCATGCCATACATGATTCCCAAATTGACAGTCTTTGCTTCCTTACGACTAATGCCCGCCATGTCAGCCACCATCTGGTGAAAGTCCACATCACTTTCACGATACGCTGTGACGATATCCTCGATGCCTTGCGTATTGAAACGACTGCTTCGGTTTAAAATCGAACAGTAGTGAACCAATAACCTCGGCTCTTGGCTCGAATAGTCAAACGATCCCCACTTCTCTCCCTCCTCAGGAATGAACAAGCCACGAATCAACGACTTAATCTCCGCATCCCGTGCGGGGATTTGTTGTAAGTTTGGGTTGCTCGAACTAAAGCGCCCCGTCACTGTCCCACCTTCATCCGAGCGTAACTGGTTGAATTCGCAGTGAATTCTTCCGTTATGCTCATACCGTAGAATGGAGTCAATGAAGGTTGAGTTTGCTTTGTTCAATTCTCGGAGCTTGAGAATCTGTCCCGCGATTTCATGAGGACATGCTTGCAGGAACGCCTTTGTAATAGACGGCTGGTTCGAGTTCTCCGTCTTTGGGCAGTCAATTCCGTAATGTCCCAAGACTGAGGCCACGCTTGTTGCCACCCAGGGCTCGACCAAAATGCCCGTCTGCCGCTTAATCTCTGCCGCAATTTCTTTCTCTCGCTTGGCTAATTCAACTTTCGTCTGCGCGGCTTTATCGACATCGACACGCACACCGCGTGAGCGCATTTCAAGCATCAAGGGAATCAAGCTGGTTTCAAGTTCAAAGATTGAAGACAGCTCATTTTTTTGAAGTTCGTTCTCAAAATGATTCCAAAGCTTCAGGGTCAGTGCGGCGTCCTGTTCTGCATATTGTCCCACATATTTGGCCGGTAGTTTCCACATCTCTGCTTTTGGATCAATTCCAAAGTCTGCGGCGGCGGCACGCAACATCTTCTCGTTCTTCCGGTCCCCCAGATAGTCCCGACCAAGATTGTTTAGCGAATAAGAAAAGCGGTTTTCATCAAGCAACGGTGCCGCGATCATCGTATCAATGATTTTCCCCTCGACGGCCACACCTGCATGTCGTAACCACCCAAGGTCATACGTTGCATTGTGGAAAACTTTGGGGATATGTGGCGTTGCCATTTGCTTCTTGAGCCACTTCAATACACGCGAGCCTTCAAGATTACCTCCGCCCTGGTGCGCGATTGGGTAGTAGGCATTGAAATCACCAGCGGCGACCGCAATACCTACTATGAAACCGTCGCCCCGCGCCCATCCGGGACCCAGAGTCATGAGATTGGGATCACATGTCTCCAAGTCCACAGCGATGTATTTGGATTGGGTGAGGTCAGGGAAGACTTCAGGGGCGCACCAATCAACCTCCAACATGTCCATTTCTAGGCGCTCTAAGAAATTGATGGTGCTTTTATCTTTAGACATCGTCCCACTCCGATAGAATAATTTCTGCATCTCCCGGAATCATAAATATCGCTATATCGCTATATTCAGGTGCTAACTCGTCCCAAAAGTACTCCCAAGCTTGGCCCTCGGATCTTTCCGTTGAAGCCATGATCATGTCAACGATAATCTCAACATCGTAGACAAGTTTATTGTTATCTGGGGTGTTCCTAGGTGCTATGCCCACACAAGCATAATCAAAGTTTTCTGGTAATCTTCTCATCGTGATTCTCCTTCACTCTGTACTCAAAGTTTTCATGCCAGTCTGGATTCCGACAGGGGGTCCAA